GGCACCCTCGGTGCGTATCAGAGATTCATCGCCAATGAAGTTATGGAGGAACGCTGCCAATACGATGTCCAGCATAGTCACACCTTTTCAAGTGTCGACCACGATGTCCATGTGGCCACAGCGGTCCCCAGTTCACTGCAGAACTTTATGAACCTTCAGCAGCTTCTGGAAGTCGAACCAGTCGGACTTCCAGAACCCTTTAAGGTACGCGTTATTAGCAAGAGCCCTGCGGCCTCTAGCTGGAGAGGTCAGCTCATCCAACGCGTTGTGCACGCAGCACTTCAATCTCTGGAGTGTTTTCGTCTCACGCGGGAAACCCCTGCTCACGATATAGCGGACATCCTCAACTTGACTGTTGGGACTCGTCCGCTCGAGCTTGACGAAGGCTACGTCAGTGGTGACTACAAAGCCGCCACGGATAACGCCGATCCTCGTCTCGCTGCCTATATCGTAGAACAGCTCTCTGATGTAATGGCATTGACGCCGACCCAACGGGATCTCTTTCGCAGATCTCTCGTCGGACACGTCTCAGCTAAAACCAAGAGGGACCAGCTGCACGGGCAGCTGATGGGTTCAGTCACGTCATTCCCAATTCTCTGTATTATGAACTTGTCAGTCAGCATGGCTGCACTGGTTCCCAGCAGAGGTTGGAAGAATTGCACCCCGCGCAAGGCGGGCATCGCAGTGAATGGCGACGACATTGGATTCCGAGCGACGCAGCTCGAATACCAACGGTGGCTTACGGTCACTAGTGAGTACGGTTTGATCCCGTCGGTAGGCAAGAATTTCTTCTCTAGGGAGTTTATACAACTCAATAGTAAGATGTTCAAATTGGAAGCTTCCACATTGCCCATCGACCCTGATTACATCGAGAGTCTTCGACATACTCTCCCAACAGCTGCTACAGATCGCCTGTACACAGCACTGTTCCGGAAGTCTCGTCTTGACTATCGGTGGGTTCCAGTAACTAACCACTCGCTGGCCGTCCTGTCACCGCCTCGCACCGTCAGCTTCGCTGAGTTCTGCCTCATGGCCCCCAGTATGCAGGAAACATTCCTCGCGGGGGCCGTGGGTGACGAACGAGATAGGCTTAACACTCTCTTCATAGAGACGTGGAAACCTTACCTCGAACGTCTGCCGACAGGACTCATGAACTGGTTCGTATCTCGACACCTAGGAGGCTTTGGGCTAGAGACTACACGTCCTCTCGTCACGACAGAAGTACAGCGACACATCGCTGCCTACTTCCGTGATAACACGAGCGTGGAGTCCCAGCACCTCAGCACTCTGAAGTGGAATGGACCTGAAGGGACTACTACTACGTGGAGCGACACTCTATCTATGTGTCGCGTCCTTGAGAAGCATGGTGTTCTCGAATGGGGTTGGCTTACAGCCAGCCGCACTGAGTTTAACACTGCAACTCTGCAGCAGTCCATGGCACTGTCCGGCTATTCAGCGGGACGTGCAGACATTCGTATACTGCCACCATGGCCAAACGTACCACCGCCCAAGGCGATCGGTACTCTGGAGCTATGTGGCTCGACGAAGTCCGGGCACATTTTCAGGGAGCCTGAGGAGGACGAAACATCCCCTCCCCCGCTCAACCTGATCGGATCTAACCTAGGCGAGGAAAAGATGAAGTGGCTTACCAAGACTATCGCAGTCTTACGACGGGCCGCCAAATCCTCTCCCCGAGAGATGAGCAATGAGCAGATCATTAATTATAGAAATCGCAAGGCTGCATGGCTGGTGTCGAAGAAATATTCTCACGTCCTCAACACGGCCCTTGAGATCACGGCCACCTCGGCCGTGCGGACAACGCATCTCGACGATCTTCCTGTCGACGATCATGTTCCGTTCGAGAGACTTGATCCGCTCTCTCATTCACCTCGCCTATTGGCCCTCAACGGGCCATGTCTCGTCTTCTCCACGTCTCGCCCCGTGAGAAGACTGCTTGCTGACGCTACACCCAGCACACAGGCG